TTTATTGACGCCTTTAGTGGTGTTGTTGAGCTATTAAAATTCTCAAGCCCGCGTTATGTCGTGCAGAGACGGGGTAAGTTTGCGCTGACTGACTGCAAGATAGCAGAGTTTATTGCTTGTAGGTTTAATCCTTCTATTAATGAAACATTTTTTACGTTTTTAAGAACTATAAAGACAGCGGGGATAGGTGCCAACGCTAACGCAAGCACAACCCGATACGTCTATGATGCAGGAGGGTCAGTGCTCTCGCAAGCCCCGCTTAGTGCTAATGGTGAACTAAGCGAGGCAATCCAATGGGGAAAAGTTCATGCCTATGATTTAGGGGCATCCGGGAACATGAACACTCTCGACAACAAAATGACCCCTGCCATGATTAACACCAACACTGGCACTTACCAACACATGACAGGCGAGTATAAATTGCCTTTGTCAGTATCTCACGTTAGTTATCTTGGCGAGTTATTAACCTCAAATAACATTAATTTTGATGTTTCTTCTGATGAAATACTCACAGACTTTACACTCGCGCCTAACCTGCTTGACGACCCAAATATCACTGAGCTTAACAAGGCCGTTACTGACACATACACCTCGCTCGGGACACCTCAAAAACTCTACGATAGAGGAAAGTCTTACTTAGTTGACAACTATGCGGGTGAACTATCAACACTGGTAACTCGTTCAGGTAATCTAATAGACGCAGGTGCCTATAACGTCACTATTGACGCAACGGCCTCTAGTGTTTTTTCCGTATCTGGTAATACCATAACTATTAAAGCATCAACCTTTACTGGTGATATGACTACGACAGGTGTAATTACTTTAACCAATGGTGCAATATTCTCAGGAACTAGAACAGATGCTAACGGCACAGTGTTCCCAGATTCAGTTCTAACGCTCACAGGTTTAAAAGCTAACTCTGAGGTGCGTGTGTACACAGCAGGAACTACCACAGAAATAGCAGGGGTGGAAAATTCAGGCACTACATTCTCAACTACTGTCTCAGTGGGCAGTGTTGATATTGTTGTTCATTCCCTTGGCTACGAGTACCAAAGAATTGAAGGTGCTGATACATCGTCTAACCTGACACTTCCAATTCAACAACGGGTAGACAGAAACTATAGGAACCCGTAATGGCAGATGCAATTTTTGATGGGGATAACCTCTACATAACCTTACCTAGCATTGGTTCTTTTGACACTCAGATTAACATCTATAGCGCGTGGAAAGAGTGGATTCGTGCAGGGGATAACGCTAAGTACCCCCCAGCTTTTGACACTACTGGTGGCGATAACGTAGGTTCAGGTCAGACTATTGCCCCTTATTTCTTCTGTAGGAATGACTTAGGTTGGCGTATCAAGATGCCTTCGAGTGATGGGGAGATTATTGTGTCGGGTAACTTGTTTCCTCGTGACCCTAATACCTCTCTTTTTGAACAGACTTTAGGTTATGATGCCTTCCTTAGATTAGAAGTGTCCACAAGGGCTGTTGTTATTGAGCGTGGGGTAAGTGGACTAACTGCTACTGAATCTGCTCAACTCGCTAATGCCGCTTTAATACCAGCTTTATTATAAAGGTAAGTTATGGAAATCAAACGACTAGTAAATGATAAACCACTGTGGGACTCCTTCTGCGATGAGCTGGATGAACGTATAACATATACCCACAAACAAATAGAACAAAGGGATGAACCCTTGGAGTTACATCGCCTACAAGGTGAGATTAAAGCGTTACGTAGCCTTAAACAGCTCCGTGATAAAATCAACGGTGCAAAGACGGAGACATACTAAATGGATAAGATGATGGAAGAAGGTGGTTTGGCTACAGACGGTATGGAAGTAGACCCTGTGTCGGGTAACGAAATACCTGTCGGCTCTAACGCCTCTGACGTACGTGATGACGTAGACGTTAAACTGTCAGAAGGTGAATACGTTGTACCTGCTGACGTAGTTAAGTACATCGGTGTATCAACTCTCGAGAAGATGGTGAACAAGGCCAAAGAAGGTCTTGAGGATATGGGTGAGAATGGACGTATCGGCGGTGCACCTGTCGCATCTTCTGAAGATAAAGAGGACCTGCTCGAGTATACCCTCTCCTCTGATCTAGACACGTTGGATGGTTATGCCGCTGGTGGTCTTGTACCTGGTACTGATATTAACGGTATTATTGATCGTGTTAAAGGGGCTGCTGCTAAAGACCCATCTATTGTAAACATGTTGAAAGCTAAGGGTATCTTCATTCAAGATGCAGGCCCACAGGCCCAACCTGCTGCTGTACAGGCTATGGCTGAAGGTGGTGTTGTAACGGATGGTACGTACCGTAGCTCCTTTGACCCCCGTGAGTACCAAATGGGTTTCTCCTACACAGGGTTACCTCTTACCAAACAAGAACAGACTAAACAAGAGCAACAGGCAACAGGTACTACCAGTGGTGTATCGGCCCCTGTGTACCAAACACAAGCTAACACACCTGTACGTATTACTGAACCTGGGGAGGGTCGTGGTCCAGATGAGAACACACCTACCACAGACAACGAGAATGCGGGTAAGGGTTGGATGGGTGGTTTCGACTACGGAGACCCAGATGCACTTGCGGAGGCGACTATGTCTACCATGAGTGAGGATGGTAAATCCTTTGGCTCAAGGGCTGTTGGTTTGGCCGGTCAGGTCTTTGCAGGGCCACTTGGGGCCCTAGGTGTTAGTGTTGCAGGTAAAGCTATGGCAGGTAAGACCTACTCAGAGGCTATGGCTAACTCAGCTGCACTAGCTGCACAGGGTCATACAGCTCAAGCTAATGCTATTGCAGAGGCTGCTAAAAGCTTTGCTAAAGAGAACAATCTAAACACAAAGGGACTCTTTACCTCTGGTCTAGCGAATAAGACTGCACAAGCTATTGAAGCTATCTCGCAAAACAGTAAAGCACCTAAGGGTTCTCAGACAACATCTACTTCAACAAGTACAACCACAGCTCCTACATCCACAGGACGTACAGGTCGTACTGCTGCAGATTACCGTGGACTAGCCACTACTGCTGGTGATAGAGTTGCATCCCAGTTAGAGGCCTCTGCTCGTACAGGTAAGTCTATTGCTGAGATGAATGCACCAGGTCCTGAGGGTTACGATGGCCCAGAAGGCCAAGGTACTGCTGGTCAAGCCTCAGGTGGTGCTCAGCAAGGTGGCACAGGTAGTGTTGGTGCCAGCGGTAATGACGGTATGGGTAATGGTGTAAGTGGTACAAGTGATGGTGCAGCTGGTGCTGCCACAGGCGGTCAAGGAGACCAAGGTCAAGGCTCCGGCTGGGGTGGTATGGCTAAAGGTGGCCTTGTAGCCCCTCGTCCCTCTAAGAAGAAGAAGATGGAAAAGAAACCAACTGTTAAGAAGGGTTTGGGCCGTAAGTAGGCCCTTACCAACTACTCCTATATAATTAACTAAGGCCACTCAGCATAAGCTGACCCCAACATAAAGGAATATACAATGGCTAAAGAAATGGTTAAAGAAGTTAAGATTGATGAGGCTATGATGGCCCGTGGAAGCAACTACGCAGCTAAGCAAGCTCGTATGAAAAAGGATGAAGCGGAACTAGCAGCATTGATGGCCGCTCAGAGCGGCGTAGAGGCCCCTGAGGAGGTCGAGGAGGAGTCCGAGGTACCCAAGGCCCCTAAAGAGGTTAAAGAGCCTGTAGAGGCTGCTCCTGAGTCTGACGAGTCTGATGAAGAAGATGATGAGAAGCTTAGCCGTGAGGAGAAGTCCTTTAAGAAACGTTATGGTGACTTGCGCCGACATATGGCTGAGAAGGAGAAGGAGTGGAAAGAGAAGCTTGAAGCTGCTAAATCCGACACCTCAGTCCGTCCACCTAAGTCAGACGAAGACATCGAAGCATGGGCAAGCAAGCACCCCGATGTAGCTGCTATCGTAGAGACCATTGCTGAGAAGAAAGCTGCTGAGCGTTTCGCTGATGCTAGTGAACGATTCAAGGAGTTGGATGAGGCTAAGTACGAAGCATCCCGTACTCGTGCTGAGACAGAGATTCGTAAAGCACACTCTGACTTCGATGACCTCCGTGAGGCAGACGAGTTCCATGACTGGGTCGACGAGCAACCTAAGTGGGTACGTGACGCCCTCTATGAGAACTCAGACGATGCCGGTAGTGTTATCCGTGTTCTTGACCTTTACAAGGTTGACAACGGTCTTACACCTTCTGCTAAGAAGGCTCAAGCCAAGGATGCTGCTAAAACAGTAGCTAAGAAGTCCCGTACTGTAGTTGATACAGACGAGGCAGGTTCTTATCTCAAAGAGTCAGTTGTCTCTAAGATGAGTGACAAAGAGTTTGAGAACCGTTACGATGAAATCCAAGAAGCGATGGCCTCAGGTAAGTTTGTTTACGACATCTCTGGCCGTGCTCGCTAATATCATTATACTCAATTAAACCTTGACACCCAAGGACGAGTATGGTATAACTGTATATGTTTAACGGCCCCGCCTTGGATACCCGTGAACATATACAGTAGCCCCTAACGGGGTAGACTACTGAACACTAATAATCTCTAAGACTTACCTGATTAAGTACAGGCCCTGGAGGGACTAGCTGGCAAGCTACCCTGAAAGCACCCTAGAAATCTATCAGCCTCTTATCCCGATTGTTTAGGTTCTCTTAACTGGAATCCTCCCACACATAACTCGATTAACCTTAAGCACCTTGTGTGGGTCTTTAGGATTCTTACTTATCAAGCCAAACATCTAGAAGGATATATACAATGGCTTTCGCATCAGCTGGTGGTTACACCAACTTGCCTAACGGCAACTTCTCAAGTGTTATCTATTCCAAGAAAGTACAACTTGCATTCCGCAAGAAGGCTATCTGTAATGACATCACTAACTCTGACTACTTCGGTGAAATCAGTGCACAAGGTGATACAGTTAAAATCATCAAAGAGCCTGAAATCTCAGTATCAAGCTACGCACGTGGTACAACTATCGCTGCTCAAGACCTTGATGACGCAGACTTCTCACTCGTTGTCGACAAAGCTAACTACTTTGCTTTCAAGATTGACGATATCGAAGAAGCACACAGCCACGTTAACTTCATGGACCTTGCTACAAACCGCGCGGCTTACCGCCTGGCTGACCAGCTTGACCAAGAAGTACTCGGTTACCTTTCAGGTTACAAACAGTCTGCTCTGCACACTGCCGGTGACACTGTAAACGACCAAGTAAACGGTACTAAAGCTGACACAACGGCTGGTTCAGACGAACTGCTGGCTTCAATGAAGCTCCGCAAAGACTCATTTGGTAACATCACAACTGCTTCTGCTGCTGATCACTCGATCCCAGTTGCTGCTCGCCTCCCAGGTGCAACAGCTCTACCAACAGCATATGCTTCACCTGTTATGTTGATCAACCGTATGGGTCGTCTTCTTGACCAACAGAACGTTGATAAAGATGGCCGCTGGATCGTAATTGACCCAGTAATGCTCGAAGTCCTGATGGACGAAGACAGCCGCTTCCTGAATGCTGACTTCGGTGACTCAAGTGCTCTGCGCAACGGTCTTGTTATGAACAAGTGGAATGGTTTCCGCGTATACGTTTCTAACAACCTTCCTTCAGTCGGCACTGGTCCTGCTACTACAGGTACTGACAACCAGAACGTCAACTACGGTGTTATTGTTGGTGGTCATGATTCTGCTGTAGCAACTGCTGAGCAGATCAACAAGACTGAAACATACCGTGACCCAGACAGCTTTGCTGACATCGTTCGTGGTATGCACCTCTATGGTCGTAAGATTCTGCGTCCTGAGGCTCTTGTAACAGCTAAGTACAACTTGGCATAATAACTAACTAGGGGCCCCTTCGGGGGCCTCTAACACTGTACGGACTTCATA